CACACGTTGCATACGCTCTTGGTTACATTGTAACTAAAGAAGAGTTGGATGACAACTTGTATGAGCAAGTTTCTAAGCGTCGTGCTGCTGCTTTGGCAATGTCTTTCCGTCAAACCAAAGAAAACATTGGTGCTAACGTTTACAATCGTGCGTTTAATACTACCTACACAGGTGGTGATAATCAACCTTTGTGCTCTTTAGTTCACCCTAACACTTCTGGGGGCACATGGTCTAATACTCCTACTGTTTCAGTTGACCTTTCTGAAGCTTCTTTGGAAGACGCAACTGTAGCAATTATGGGTTTCCAAAACGACCGTGGTTTGCTGATCAACGTAATGCCACGTAGCTTGATCGTAGCTCGTCAAGAATGGTATAACGCTAACCGCATTCTAAAGTCTGTATTCCAATCAGGTACTGCAAATAACGACATTAACGTTCTGAAGGCAACTAATGCCATTCCAGAAGGTATCGTTATGAATCATTACCTTACAAGTCCCCACGCTTGGTTCTTGCGTACTAACATCCAAAATGGTATGAAATACTATGAGCGTGTTGGTATCATGTTTGATCAAGATAATGACTTCGATACTATGAATGCTAAAGCTAAAGGCTATGAGCGTTACAGTTTCGGTTGGACAGACCCACGTGCTGTGTATGGCGTTAACGGTCCTTAATGACTAAATAGTTCTTTACAAGAGAACTAACTTATGTTATAATGGTGGGGTTAAGTACTTAAAATGTGCTTTTCCTCACCACCTTTTAGGAAATAATATGGACTATCCAATTATTAAAGAGCCTACAGGTGCTATTGTTAAGGACAAGAAAAGTAGTATGTCTTCTCCTAAAGCAAAGATGCCTAAAGGTCTCGGCAATACCCAAGCAGTAGAAAACAAAGAAGGTCAAGATTCAGGATTCAAGAAAAAGCGTTTACACGTTGTTGAAAAACTGTCTTTCCCTAAGTAATATTTAATTAATCCTAAACGTCTTAACTGACGTGAACCCATCACTTTTAGGAGATACAAATGGGCACACCAACAAGATTTACAAACGGAATTGCCACCGTTCCAAAAGGCTACCCACTTTCAAGCTACCCACTTCCAGACCCTTTTAATAGCACAAGCGATACAGGTTTTGGTATTAGTTCTTATGCTGTTGACTTTACTGCACCTTCTAGTGCTTCAGACTACGCTCTTACTGGTTCTAGTTCTACATTTGCTTTAGCTGCTGGTCTTGGTGGACAAGCTTTGTTAACACCAGGTGGAACAACAACAACTACTACTATTTTTAAAACAGCTACTTCCTTTGGGTTTGTTGCTGGTCAAAAACTATGGTATACAACTCGTGTTAAAGTTAGTGCCCTTACAGGTACGTACACTATTGGTCTAGCTTCTGCTGCTTCTACTGCTACTGACGGACTTTGGTTTGTTACTGCAGGTACTGGCGCAGTTAACTTAGTATCACGTGTAGGCTCTACTTCTACTACTTTAATTACTGGTGTTACTACACTAGTTGCTAATACTTTTGTAGAATTAGGTTATCATTACGACAATACTGATTTGTTAGTGTTTGTAAATAACAACTTAGTTGCTCGTGTGCCTAACGTTACTATTGGTACTTCTGCAACTACTTTAAGTAGTGTTTTAGTTTCTCCAATTGTTATTGATGTTCCTACCGCTACTGAAACAGTAACTCTTGACTACATTCTTGCTGCTCAAGAAGTTTCACGTTAATAGGGGGTCATAATGGCTAACTCAACTACTATTCAGACTTTAGTAGATGGCCCTCGTAATGTAATTCTTAAATTAGATGGTCTTTTAGACACATCTGATCAAGGTTCTACTATTATCGTTGACCCTGCTACATTATCTGATTACAACATTAATGGTGTTAAAGCCACTAAGCTTCGCATCAACAAGATTAACTTTGACGTTGAAGATGGTCTTGATGTAGAACTATTTTGGGACGCAGGGACTCCAATTCGTATTGGTAACTTTGTAGGCCGTGGTAAAGTAGATGCTTGGCGTTACGGTGGTATTGTAAACAATGCTACTTCACCAACAGGTAAAATTACATTACAAACCCAAGGCTGGTCCATAGGAACAATCCTTTCTTACACAATCGTCCTTGAGCTTGTAAAACAAGGTCCAGGTTAATAATGAACACTAATCTAGACGCTAAGGAAATTCAACTTATTGCCACCATCACCCGTGCTGACGGCACTGTGGAAGAACTTGGTGTCATAGATTATTTTCATAAAAACCCAATCAAAAGAATTATTTGGAGATTTACAAAATGGCTACACTCTTAGTTAATACTGGACGTGCCATCATTACCTCCCGTTTAAACAGCGGTGGTACAACACCTCAATACGTTGGGTGGGGTACTGGTGCAGGTACTACTGGTGCAACAGATACAACTTTATTTACTGAAGTACTTCCACGAGTTAGTGGTACAGTATCTCAGGTAACAACTTCTACTACTAATGACACTTTTCAAGTTGTAGCAACTCAAACTGCTGGTACTGGTGAAACAATCACCAATGCTGGTTTGTTTGATGCCGCTACTTCTGGTAACTTGTTTGTTAAAGGTGACTTTTCTGGTATTGCTCTGACAACAGGCGATTCCATTCAGTTTACATTTAAAGTACAATTTAGTTAATAGGATTATATGGCCCTTGTAGTCTATGACCGCATTCAACAGACGGGTACAGCTAACACAACAGTTAGCTTTACTTTGTCTGCTACATCTATTGGTTATCAATCTTTTGCTGCTATAGGTAATGGAAACACTACTTATTACTCAGCTAACGATGGGACTAACTGGGAGACAGGACTTGGTACATATTCTACTACAGGCCCGACGCTAACAAGAACAACGGTACTTGCTTCTAGCAATAGTGGCAATGCCGTCACGTTCTCAGGAACGGTAACAGTATTTTGTGATTACTTGGCTGGAAGGTCAGTATATCAAGACACGACATTAACTGCAACATCCCCTCAACTCCAAGCAAGTAATGGTTTATTGTTAAACAGTAAAACTGTATCAACCAGTTTTTCCATTCCTAGTGCAGATAATGCTATCTCTGCTGGTCCTATGACAATCGCTAGTGGTGTTTCAGTTACTGTCCCTTCTGGGAGTCGCTGGGTAGTTCTTTAATGTTTGGTAAGCAACCATACTCCGCTGCCTCATACGCAGGTAGTAGTAATAAATCAGTAGTACAAGCAATAACCGTAGCGGTGACGGCTACAGTGTCGTTACTTAAACAAGTATTAAAATCTTTGTCAGTAATTGTTACAAGCTCTGCTACATTGAAAAATGTAATTTCTTATTTAAGGACTTTATCTGTTTTAGTAATTGGCACACTTAGTATTAAAAAAGCAATCGCTTTAACTAAAAGTATTTTAAGTATTTCTGTAGTTACTTTAAGTAAAATATTAAATTATTTAAGAACAATAACTGTTTCTTCTACCACTACAATATTTTTAGTTAAATCTGTTGGTAAGTTAATAACTGTAATATCTACAACAACAATTAGTATTGTAAAAGCAGTTAGTAAGTTTATTACTGTGTCTTCTATTGCTACAATAAGTTTAATTAAGTTTATAACTCATACTTTAACAGTGTTAAGCACTTCAATAGTTATTTTGATTAAACTACCAATTAAGTTATTAAACGTTAGTGTTATTGCATCAGTTAGTTATATAAAAGCTATAGCTAAAACAATGAGCACCATTGTAGAGCATACTATTGTCGTGTTGACAGAGTCTACGTTTCACCTGGTAGCTTTTGCTGTAAACGTAGTAGCCACGGTAAGCTATAAACGAGCCATAGCAAAGATTTACAGTGTTTTGGTAGGTAACATAGCAAGTATCTTAAAAAGACAGCCACAAGCACTTACAGTGGCAGTTATAGGTACTGTTAGTTATTTAAGAGCCATAGCTAAGACTATTAATGATGTAGTAACAGCTACAGTGTTTGTTGTGACACATTTTGCTTTTTTTAGAACTTTAAGTGTAGTAGTTATTGAAACAGCTAGTTTAGCTAAAACTTTAAGAAAAGTACTGGAAGTAGTTGTTACTAACGTAGTTACATTAAATAGGCTTTTAAATAAGGTATTAACTGCTTTAGTAACATCTATACCTAGCTTAGTAGCTGAGTTTGTTAAAATATTTGGTGCAGTAGCTAAATTTACCTTTATAGTACAGCCTAAAAAGCTATCTATTTCAATTACTAGAAATAGCACAATAGTTGTGCAAAGCGGTAAAAAAAGCTTGCAATTTGTTAAAAATCGTGTTATAATGTTATACAGGAAACTAAATGGCTGAGTCTTTTAGCTACAAAATTACTACTGAATCAGAGTTATTTACTTTTGATTTTACACAAGTATTATCTTCGTCAGAAACTATCTCTACGGCTATTTGCACTGTTATTGTAATGAATGGGGTTGATCCTACTCCTAATAACATTATAATAGGGGCTGCTGTTATTAATAATCAAACAGCTTCTCAACGTATTGCTAACGGAGTAGATAATGTTACTTATCGTTTAAGTATGACAATTACTACATCTCAAGGTAACACTTATGTAGGTGTTGGAGATTTAAATATTTATACTGTTGCTAACGTTTAAGGAAAATACGTGAGTTATTTTTCAAGATACGATAAAGGTGAATGGGTTACAATATGCGATGTTTGCGGTCGCAAGTTTCGTAACCAAGAATTGCGTCAGCGTTGGGATGGTTTAAAGACTTGTAATGATGATTGGGAAACAAGACAACCTCAAGATTTTGTAAGAGGTGTTGCCGATTATCAAGCACCAGTATGGACAAGACCAGAAGCATCTGATCAGTTTGTACCAGTTACTATTATCTATGATGATTATGGTAATTCTTTAATGCCTCCAGTAGCTCAAGAAGCTACAGTAACAATAGCAGTAAATACTTCTAGACCACGTTCTTTTATAGCTATAGTTAATGCACCAACAGTAACAATAAATACAACAACATATCCAAAGCCTGTAGTTAGTAAGTTAGTAGACGGCTTTGCTATTAATACCGTAACATTAGGATAACACATGAGTGTTCTGTTTACAAATAATGCAGCAAGTACGTTAGCATCTAGTATAACTAGCGGTGCTACTTCTTTGACTGTATCTGCTGGCCAGGGAGCTTTGTTTCCTGTTATTACAAGCACTAATTATTTCTTAGTGACTTTAATTGGAGTCTCTGGTAGTCCTATTGAAATTGTTAAAGTAACTGCGAGGTCTACGGATACTTTCACAATCGTAAGAGCACAAGAAGGAACTACAGCTTCTGCCTTCACTGGTGGTGATGCAGTTCAACTACGTATCACTGCTGCTGTAATGCAACAAGCTGCTAATACTGGCCCACAAGCTAACGGTGTTATTTATGAAAACTCAACAGAGGTAACTGCTAACTATATTATGACTACAGGTAAGAATGGGTTTAGCGTAGGACCAGTTACTGTAGACGCTGGTTTTTCAGTTACTGTGCCGTCTGGTCAGCGTTGGGTAATAATTTAATGCAACATTATACTTATTTTTTAACTGCTGAAGAACCGTTTAACGGTATGAAATACTATATAGGCGTTCGCTCTTGTAAAGGCAGTATTGAAAAAGATAAGTATCTTGGTAGTTCAAAAATTATTAATCGTAATAAAATTAAAGTTACTAAACATGTTTTAGCTACATGGAATACTCGTAAAGAAGCTGTAGACCATGAAATACTTTTACATAATTGTTTTGAGGTAGCTACAAATAAAGAATTTTTTAACCAAGCTAAACAAACTTCTGTAGGTTTTGATACAACAGGGATGCCTTCTCATCAAACAGGTAAACCATTATCTTTAGAAGTTAAAGAAAAGATAAGTAAAGCAAACACAGGTAAAAAACATTCTGAAGAATCCAAACAAATTAAATCTATTAAAATGGTTGGTTTTAAACATAAAAAAATTACTTGTAATGTCTGTAATAAAACAGGCGGCGAAACAGGAATGAAAAAGCACCATTTTGATAAATGCACAGGTGTTAGACCTTTTCGTTCTTCAGTTTGTGTAAATGGTAAAACAAAACATTTAGGATATTTTTCTACGAAAGAAGAAGCAAAGATGGCTCAACAAAAATATTGGAGTAATAAACAATGTCAAGCGTAATCCTTAGTGGAGATACTAGCGGAACCGTTACGGTTGCTGCTCCTTCGGTCGCAGGAACAAATACAGTAACTTTACCTGCAGCAAGCGGTGTTATTCAGGTTAGCGGTGCTATGCCAGTATTTAGTGCTTATTCTTCAAGCGGTCAAACATTATCAAATAATACTTGGACAAAAATAGCGTTTCAAACAGAAGAATTTGACACTAATTCTAATTATGACAACGCCACTAATTATAGATTTACACCAACAGTAGCTGGTTATTATCAAGTTGGCGGTGCAATTTCTTTAGGAGCATCTCCATCTTATGCTAGTTGTTCTTTATATAAAAATGGTGCAAGGTTTAAAGATGGAGTTCAAGCAGGAAGTAGTGCAAATGCTTTATCTGAATTAACTGCTTCTGCTTTAATTTATTTTAATGGTTCTACTGATTATGTTGAATTTTATGCTTTGCAAGCATCAGGCGGTAGTTCAACAACTTCAGCAGGTGCATATTACACTTATTTTCAAGCAGTAATGGTAAGGGGCGCATAATGTTATACGACAAAATAATGGCTCTATATCCTAGCCTTACACAACAGGATTTCTTGACTGTAATCACACTTCAAAATGATTCAGATGGCAAGGGTGACTACATAGCTCGCTGGTCGCATCCGACTTTCGCTAAACCAACAGATGAGGAATTAGCATGAGTATTTCATATGGTGGCGATAATATATCCTTCGCTGATGGAACTAATATAGGCAGTGGTCGTACAGGGTTTGTGAACAGAATCATCAATGGTGCGATGGTTATTGACCAAAGAAACGCTGGTGCTAGTGTTACTCCTACAACAAGTGGCGCATCAGCTTTTGCAACAGATAGATTTGCTATTGATGTATCTCAAAATACTAAAATTACAGCACAACAAAATGCTGGTTCTGTTACACCACCAGTAGGGTTTACTAACTATTTAGGTATTACATCATCTTCAGCATATTCAGTTGCATCTGGTGATTACTTTGTTGTAAATCAAAGAATTGAAGGTTTTAATATTGCTGATTTAGGATGGGGTACAGCCAATGCTAAAACAATAACTTTATCGTTTCAAGTTTATAGTTCTTTAACTGGAACTTTTGGTGGTGCATTACGAAATTCTGCGGCAAATAGAAGTTATCCTTTTAGTTATTCAATCCCTGTAGCAAACACTTGGACAACAATTAGCGTAATTATTGCTGGAGATACTACTGGAACTTGGCTTACAAATAACAGTCTTGGTATGTATGTTTATTTTGGTCTTGGTATAGGCTCTACATTAAGTGGTACTGCTGGTGCATGGTCAGGCGGTAATTACCTTTCAGCCACAGGAGCAACCTCAGTAGTAGGAACAAGCGGAGCAACCTTCTACATTACTGGTGTAGATTTAAGGGCTGGTACTTATGTAACTGCACCTACTTGGGAGTTTAGAAGTTATGGACAAGAGTTAGCTTTGTGTCAGCGGTATTACACAATGTTTGGCTCAAATGGTTTTGCTTATTGTGGTTTTGCTTCAGGTTTTGCAAACAATACAACTACGGCAGAATTATATTTAAAGTATCCCGTTGCAATGCGGTCTGCTCCAACTTTAGTTTACAGCGGAGTTCGTGTAGATACTTCATCTGGTTCTATGATACCCACTGGAGGAACTTTATACGGTGGCACAGATAGCGCAATGTGGCAACCAAATGGAACAGGCTCAATGACTACTGGATACGGTGCAGTATGTATTGGAAATAACAATACATCTGCTTATATTTCTTTAAGTTCGGAGTTATAAAATGTATCAACTTTGTAAATCTTTTAAAGACAACAATATTGTTAGCGTAATCCGCACAACAGACGGTGCTTGCATCCCTTTTGACCCAGCAAACACAGACTACCAAGCCTACCTTGCATGGCTTGCTTTAGGTAACACACCAATCCCAGCAGAGGAAACATTATGAGCATCATCTTATCGGGTGACGGAGCTATCACAGGTTTAGTTAACTCTGCTGACTTTGTAACCTATCGTGGAATCTTGCGTGGGCTAGTGATTAGTCCAGTAGTTGATGCGGTGTTTCCTGATGCTCCTGTGGCTGTTTGGGCATAATTATGCCTGATCCACTAGAAACCCGTGTAGTACGCCTTGAAGTTACACAAGCTAACCACGCAGAAGACATTAAAGAACTTCGTGATACCACTGTTGATTTAGCTAGTACTATGCACTCAATAGAAAAGAATCTATCTCAGATTAAGTATATTGCTGTAGGGGCTTTAGTGGTTATTGTTGCACAAACTATCGGCTTAGATAAAGCTGTTCGTATTTTATTTGGAAGCTAAATAATGAGTTCTGTTTTTACGGTTACAAGAGATCAAGTTATTCAATTAGCCTTACGAAAGCTTGGAGTATTAGAACTAGGCTCTACTCCAGACCCTGAGACTATTGCAAATGCTTCGTTGGCATTAAATCTTTTAATTAAGCAAATGGCTACTGAAGGATTAAAAATATGGAAAGTAAATGAACTTACTGTTCCTTTTGTACAAAATAAAACAAAGTATACTATTGGTCCTGCTACTCTTACGCCTACAACCGATTTAGATACTGCTAAACCTTTAAAAGTTATTCAAGCGTGGATTCGTAATATTTCTGTTACACCTTTTATTGATACACCTATTCAACTTCTTAGTAAACAAGAATATGATATATTAGGTTCTAAGTTTTCTACAGGGACAGGTAACTCAATGTACGCTAATGTGCGTCGTGATTCTACTGACTTGTACATGTACTTAACTCCTGATTATAATACTGCTACTACTTATGTATTGTATTTTGTTTGCCAGCAACCAATGGAAGACATTAACACTGGTTCTCAAACCCCTGATTTTCCTACAGAATGGATGAATACTTTAATATGGAATTTAGCTGATCAATTAGCTATTGAATATTCCGTACCACAGAATCATCGTATGGAAATAGCGCAACGTGCTAAAATGTATCAAGATCAGCTTTGCGATTGGGATATTGAAAGTACAAGTACATTTTTTCAAGCAGATATGCGGATGTCTAACGTAGTATTTGGAAATTTAAACTCATAATGGCCCAACAGCGGATACCTCTTTCGCAACCAATAGAATCCCGAAATGGTCAACTTAATACTGACTCTAAGTGTGTTAATGGTTACTTTGAAACTCGTGAGCAAAAGCGTGAGTTTATTAAGCGTCCGGGTTTAACTGCTCAGCCTGTTAGTCCTGCCTTTGGAGTAGTAGATGCTCAAGGTATGTATTTATTTAAGAGTGTTCTTATCTGTGTTCTTAATAATGTTGTGTATAAAGTAGACCCTACTACATATGTTAGAACAACTATTGGTACTATGACAGGTGTTGTATCTAATGTTTTCTTTGTACAAACATTAAATGATGGTTATTTATTTTTACATAATCAAACTAATGGTTATTTAATTAACGGTGCTACTTTTGCTTTTAGTCAAATAACTAACGATAAAGTAGCAACAACTACTATTATTACTGGCGGTACGGGTTATGTAGCTCCTTTAGTAACTTTTGGTGTTACTTGGGGAGCTACTAGTACCTACAGCACAGGTGATCAAATTGCTTACGCTGCTAACCTTTATACTGTAACAACAGGAGGCACTACAGCTTCTACACCTCCTACATTTACTAGTGGTTCAATGACAGACGGAACTGCAGTACTTACTTACGCTGGTGTTAGGGCACAAGGTACAGTACAAAACATAAGTGGAGTGATTACAGGAATTACTATTACTATTGCTGGGTCAGGTTATCTTTATGCACCTTTAGTAGGCATTATTGATGGCACAGGGCCTGGTGCAGGCGCTACAGCAACTTCATTGCTTAATTTCTTTCCTGTTGGTGGTTTATTACCAGGAGCAGTGTTTATTGATTCTTATGTTGCTGTAGGGACCCCTAATGGAAGAATTTACACCAGTAACGTAGGCAACCCTACTATATGGAATCCTTTAGACTATGTAACCGCTGAAGGAGAGCCTGATAACTCTGTAGGTATAGCTAAACACTTAAACTATGTTCTTAATTTTGGTCAGTGGTCTACTGAATTCTTTTATGACGCTGCTAACACAGTAGGCTCACCTCTTAGTCCTGCGCCTTCGTATCGTATTGAAATTGGTTCTATTAATGGTAATTCCATTATGCAGTTTGAACAATCTGTTATTTGGGTAGGTGTTTCTAAAGCAACTGGCTTAGGTGTGTATCTTATTGACGGTGTTACTCCTGTTAAAGTATCTACTAGTTATATTGATCGTATTCTAGGTAATAGTAATTTCCAAGACATTAATGCTTATACATTTAAGTTTAATGGTCATATGCTATATGTGCTTACAATGCACGATTTAAATAAAACTATTGTATATGATGTAAATGAAAAAATGTGGTATCAATGGACTATGTGGGCTGTTGGTGACGCAACTTCAGGAATTCCTGGTATATATGCTGAACAATACTTTCGTCCTAATTACTTTGCTGGTGATGGTGAAACATTCTATTTTTTAGATGATGACCAAGGAATCCTTTACATTATGTCAGATTTAGTGTATAATGATGCTGGTGCTCCGATATATTATCGTTCAGTTACTGATTTAATAGATAATGGCACTACAAAACGTAAGTTTTATCAACGTGTTGAAATAGTAGGAGATAAAATTCCTGCAACAATAAATATTAGACATACTGATGATGATTACCAAAGTTGGTCTCCTTATCGTACAGTGAATCTTAACGCAAGTCGTTCACAGATATATCAAACAGGAGAGGCTAGACGTAGAGCTTGGGAGTTCTTATGTACAGACAACCAACCGATGCGTTTAGACTTTGCTGAAGTTGATTTTACTATTGGTGGTTTAGACGATGACGGTACACAACCAACACAATATAGGAAATAACATGACATACACCGTAAAGAGAATATCTCCTGAGTTTGTTGCTCAGCGGTGGAATGAAGTTAAAGAATATATTGCTAGTGCTCTTGTCTATGCAGACAATGATTATACATTAGACCAAGTAAAAGTTTTATTAGTAAATAATAGTTGGTTATTGTTAGCCGTTTATCAAGACAATGTTATTAAAGGAGCTATTACTGTTTCTTTTATAAACATGCCTAACGACAGAATAGCATTTATTACTACTATTGGAGGTAAGCATATCTCTAATCCTCAAGCATATCAAGAATTTATTAATATTTTAAAACAGTTCGGAGCAACTAAGATACAAGGCGGTGCAAGAGAGTCGGTTGCTCGACTATGGCGTAAACTAGGATTTAAGGAACGCTACACAATCGTGGAGAAACAAATATGAGTTTTATTAAGAGTAAACATTCAGGATGGACTTGGGAATTAAGACGTACTCCTTTTGGAGGAGGCGGTGGTAGTTTTGATCCTATTAGTGCTATTAGTGATGCTGTGTCCAGCGTATCTAATACTGTTTCTCAAGGTTTTAGTGATGTAGGTCTTGGTGGTAGTTTAAATAATTATATTGTCCCTGCTATTGCTTTAGGTGCTGCTGCTTTTACTGGGGGTGCTTCATTAGCACTTGATGCTGGCCTTGTTGCATCTGCTGATGCTACTGCTGTTGGTATGGGATTTTCTTCTGCTGCTGAAGCAATAAGTGCAGGAGCTATTACTGCCGAAGGATTAGGCCTTCCTGCGGCTGCGACTATAGCTGATTTAGGAGCGGTAGCTGGTACTGCTTCTGAAGGATTTGTAAGTAGTGGTTTAGGTGCTGGAGTTGCTGGTGGTGTCGATGCTGGCGGTGTTGCTACAGGTGCTACTGCTGCTGGAAATGCCACAGGTGGTGTTGCTGTAGACGCTGCTGGTTTACCTATTACAGATACTAGTGGAGTTGCTGCAGGCACTACAGGCGGTACAGTTTCCCCTGCTGGTACTTATGGTGCTGGCTCTGCTTCAGTAACTGATTATAGTACTGCTGCTTCTGCTTCTACACAAGCAAGTGCTGATCAAGCTGCGGCTGCCTCTGCTGGTTATACTCCTATGCAAGTAGCACAAGCTGCTAAACAAGGAATTACTGTAGCTAAGTTGTTACAAGGTGCTGGAACAGCATTAGGCATTATACCTGCTGCTACTAATTTGTTTAAAGGTGGTTTAACGGGTGGAGGTGCTACATCAAGTACTGATCCCTATGCTCAATATCGTCCACAAGCTGCTCAACAATTAAACACGTTAATGAATCAGCCTTCCGCTGCTTTGTCTCAGCCTGGTTATCAACAACAGCTTCAACAAGGTATGCAACAAGCACAACGTGGTGCAGCGGCTACTGGTCAGTTACAGTCTGGTGCTGAAATGAATGCTCTTCAGCAACAAGGACAAAACACTTTTGGTTCTTATTATAATACTTTAGTTGGTAATTTGATGCAAATGTCAGGTGCTGCACAAAACCCTGCTTCGGGTCAGGTAGCTGCTCAACAGATTGCTGCTTCTAAACAAAATGTACAAAACCAACAATTAGGTACTATTACTTCAGGATTAGGTAGTATTGCTAGTTTATATGGAGGAAGTAGCCCTTCTTCTACTAATACAGCTTATGACAGTGGCTTAGGTGGTTATACAGCTTCTCAAATATCACAAGGAGCTTTAAACCCAGTATCTGCTGCTGATCAAGCTTCTTATATGGCTTTACAACAATAACAGCTAGGAATAATTATGGACTATTTTAACCCAGCTCAAGCATTTAAAGAAGGCTATGCAGCTACTGAAGCTGTTACTTCTGATATTCAATCTAAAGATATTCTTCAACAAGCTTATGCTGGACAAGATGCTAACACAGGTTCTCCACAAGGAGACATATCTGTTTATCAAAAAGCAGCTAAGATGGCTGGTATGCAAGGCAATGCTTCTTTGGCACATGAGTTTACTAAACAAGCTGCAGAGACAGGTAAACTTGTATCTGACCAACGTGCTGCTGACTTAAAAGACACACAAGGCCGATTAGAATTAGCAGGACAATATCTTAAAGGTGCTACAGACGATGCAGGGTTGTACTCTGCTGTTGAAGCCGCAGGTCTTCCTCAAGAAGCTAAAATGCAAGCCTATGCAGTATTAAAATCTAATTTACCTTTTCAACAAAAACAAGCTAAACTTGGTGCTATGGGTCAAACTATTGACCAAGACTTAAAAGCACAATCTTTAGCTTTAGATGCTATAAATAAACAATCTGCTATTCAAAACAGAGTGGATGATAATCTTAGAGCAGATAGAAAAGAAGCTGCGGATATATTAAAACTTAAAGTAGATACAGGTTTTTTTGCAGATACTCCTGAAGGTAAAGTTGCTTTATCTAAAGAAATGGCTGCTATTACTAGTAAACCTACTACAGCAGCCCTTGTTCCTTCTGCTGTTACAGCAAAACCGTCTACAACACCTGCTTCTGAACAATCTGCTGAAGATTGGGCAAAAGCTAACAGTATTCCTGTAAGTCCTCGTGGCGGTACTAGAGATACTCAAGGTCAGGCTGACCAAGTAGCTGAGTGGTATAAAGGCGGTATGAAGGGTCCTCGTCCTGCTGAACCAGGTACAAGTAAACACGAAAAAGGAAATGCTATTGATGTTCCTGAAACAGGGCGTACTCCTGAGAATCGTGCTAAACTAGAAACTGCAGGTTTTACTAATCCTGTAAAAGGCGAGCCTTGGCACTTTGAAAGAGAAACACCTAAAGCTGCTCCTGCTCCCTCTGAAGCTTCTAAAAAAGCAGCAGAAGAGATGGTCTTGCCTACGGCAGGGCC